CCCAAATGGGGTTCTACAAGCATTCTTAGACCAGAAAAGATGTTGCTTAAACTTTCCATGCTTGAACATGGGTGGATGCAACCGTTGGTCGTTCGGCTGTCAGACAATATGATAATTGACGGCTATCAACGGTACCTGATTTCATTGGACGATGAAAAGTTCATAAAGAAACATGGGAGCATGATCCCTGTCATCTTTCATGATGTTGATGAGATTGAAGCAATGGTTTTGCACATTCGTCTCAACAGGGCTCGCGGTTCAGTCAATTCTTATGGTTTAAGCAAATTAGTCAAGCGGGTAGTCGCATCTAAAAGGTATGACGAAAACGATTTATCTAATCTGTTTTTGATGCACGACGACGAAATTGATCTACTCATGTCAGATGGTCTATTAAAGAAGAAAAATTGGAGCAAATACGAATATTCTCGTGCGTGGGTTCCAATTGAGGTAGCAAAACCAGTTGCGGAAGGCTCCGTAGTAATTGAGCGACCACCAAACGCAGATCGCTAAATATTAGCCATTACGGATATGTGGTAAAATCCGAGTAGCCCTTTTTAGGAGATACTCTCATGCCACGACCAAGAATGACGGAAGACGTTGAATTCCGCACAGATGTAGACACTGGTGGAAATGTTGTTCGCCGTGCGCGATTCGTACGTCGTCGTCGTCGCCAAGGTGGTCGTAATGTTCCCGGAAATGCTCGCTATTACCGTCGTCGTCAAGCACAACTAAACGCGGCTCGTCGTCAACAGCGTGGTGCGGTGGCAGGTGCAGGGAACGCGGCTCGCCGTGGTCGCGCCGCCAAAAGAACAGCACAAGGGGCAGGTCGTGCAGGTCGTAACGCAGGAAACCCAAGAGTAGTGACTCCTCGTTCAGCAACCCGTCGTGGTGGAATTCGTGGAGCATTGGCGCGAGTAGCAAGATCAGCCGCTGGCGCTCTTGAGAGACGCCGTAATCGTCGTCAACAACGATAATCGGAGGTAGCCGATGGCTTTGGTGACGGTTTCTGATCTAAAGACTTATATGGATATAAGTTTTTCTAATAGGCAAGAAGATGCTGCCCAATTTGTTATTGATGGTTTGCAAAGCGAACTTGAAACATATCTTCGCCGACCAATAGAGGTTGCTTCATTCACAGAAGATTATGTCCTTGAATCAGATCATGTTGGTCTTCCTATGGGTTCAACAATTTTTAATGATTTTTATCAGGCTTCAGATGTTGACCCTGTTGGTCTTATTACTTATGGGACTCCACCACCAACGGTTTATTTCAATAATTCACCAGTTATTTCTGTGCAAAGCGTAACTCTTACAAACATGTCCGAGAATAATCGTGTCCTTGGTGAAGCGATTAAAAGGTCTGCTTCTATTACCTCTATAACAGTTTCTGGCTCAACTGTTACCTATACGGCTTCCAACCATGGTTTCACGGTTGGGCAAAACATCACGGTATCCGGCTTAAGCACTTCTGCTTTGAACCTCACATCAAATATTATTACATCTGTTGCAACCAATACATTCACGGTAACTCAAAGTGGTCTTACCGCAGGAACATTTACCCAAAATGGCACAGTCGTTGCAACGGGTTTTGATTACACCGTAAGAAAATTTGGAATTGACTTCTATCTTGGTTTTGCGAACGACAAGATAACCGTTACTTACACCGCTGGTCTCACTGGTGGTAATACCCCAATGTTCAAACTTATGATACTCAGAGCCGCTGCTCGTGAAGTACAAAACATGCACGATGATGTCGTTGGTATCAAAGATTTGGGCGCACGAGAAGTGGCGCTTCAGGAAACAGGATTCCTAGAAAAAGAATTGAATTCTGTTAAGCGTTGGCGCAGAAATAGGGTCTCTTAACCCATGGCGTCTGATCTGAAAATCAAAATAACTATTGATGCCAGAGCAGCGATCAAGAGAATGAAAGACATGGAAAAGCGTTCCATGGATTTTAAGCCAGTTTTTAGGTGGGCTAAAAGAGAACTTGGTTTAATGAATGGTCAAAACTTTGCTCAAAATGGTTTACCTGTTGGCGGATGGTCGCCATTGAGTCCCAAGTACGCCGCATGGAAAGCAACGAATTTTCCCGGCAGACCAGACATGGTGAGAAGCGGAAAACTTTTTAAGTCTTTGCGAAATCTTAATGGTGCAGTTAATTCCATTGGCTTAAAAAAAGCAACCTTTGGTACCGATGTTGAATACGCGAAGTTCCATCAATATGGGACAACGAAGATGCCTAAACGAAAACTTGTTTATGAGCCTGCTGGTTTTGCTGAGCGTGTTGCTCTGCTTGCGGCTCGCCATGTTGCTGATGGCAAGTTGGGTGTTGGGGCTGGCGATTTGGCTTTTGAGTAAGGTGGACTCATGACTGTACCTGTCACTGATTTAATGCATGGCGCTCAATGGGCTAAATACTATGTAAACCAATATTTGACTGCTGACTTGCCGAGCAGAATCAATCGTTACCGTTCAGGTTGGAACTTGGATTCCAATGAATTGCCTACTCCTGAATTCTTTTTAACTTATGAGCCGATTGCTTTGGATCACTGGCCGACAATTATCACGGTGTGTATATCTACTTCTCCTTTTGAAAGAATGATGCAGGGTAGGCAGGGCGACCCTCTTTACCGTGTCACATACAGCATGCGTACCTACGTTTGGGCTAAAACTGAAGGTTCAGAGGCTGTTACATTGTTGCGAGATAGGTTGACAACGGTTCTGCGGTCAGCCCTCATGGATAAACCATGTCTGACACAGTACGACAGTGACACCGAAGCCGACATTTTCATTGACGAATCATCACTCAGGGAAGAGTTTTCTGATCTAACCCTCATAAAGGGTGACCGTGTATTAGCAGGAGCATATTTAGGGTATGATTTAATACTTAACGAAGTTATTTACCGAGATCAAATTGCGGCAATAACTGGTTACAACATTGAAAAATACAACATGCGAAGCACAACAGAAGGTTTTTAACTAATGGAACCAATTTACGACATCCAAGGCAAAGCAGGTCTTCTGCGAATTTGGAATACAACAAAAGGGTATCTTGAGGTAACTGAAGAAGGGCACCTTCTCCAAGGCGAAACCAGCGCATGGGTTGAAGAAACAGACGCCGTAATTGAACTAATCAAAGAAGGTCTCCTAGTTGTTGTTGGCGGGCAAGAAAGCCCTACCGCACAATCGGCTAGCGAAAATTCAAAAAAAAAGAAGTCATCATCCGTAAACAGCCAATCGTCCTTGGACACAGAAGATCAACCTGTTGTGGATGAGCCAGAAAATAAAAATGAAGTGCAAGAACCAACCAAACCAAATAATGATGTTTCTGTTGAGACAGTTTAATTAATGTATACTCGTTTTACGGAAATTTCTTCAACTCAAATGGAGGGTGCTAGATGCCCGGCGTAACAATTACAACCGCAGTTCGTACAGGCGCAACCAATCTTGGAACCGCACCAGCAGCAACATTCTTTCTGGTTGGAACATCCGAAAGAGGATTGAGCACGGCAGCACAACTGATCACCTCTTTGGAGGATTTTGAAACCAAGTATGGATCCCATGTAACGGGTTCGTACTCCTGGTATTCAATGAAGACCTTCTTTGAAGAGGGTGGAGTTCAGGCTTACTTTGGTCGTGTAACAGCATCCGCTGGTGTCGTTGGAACAAAAGCACTCACCACGGCAACATCAACTGGTCCTGGAATTACTTTCACGGCAATCGGTAAAGGTGTTTGGGCAAACAGCCTTGTTTTCACAGCAACAAACAACACCACAACATTTGATTTGCTTGTCACCTACAACGGTTCCACAGTTTTCTCGGGAACTGGTTACGAAAACCTTACAGCGTGCATTGACGCTGTAAACGCAGACACAACAGCAGCAAACTACTTCACGGCGGCACTAACCGCTTCAGCAGTTGCCACACAGGTATTAGCAACCGCCGCTGCTACTTCGCCATCAAATGGTGCTGACGGAACTGTTGCGAAGTCTGATGCGATTGCTTCGTTGGCTTTCTTTGTTGATGACATGGGATCAGGTTCCGTGGCAGCACCGGGATTTGCAACTGGCACTAGCGACACAGCACTTTATGATGCGCTTCGCACACATGCCGCAACATACAACCGTATTGCTCTTTGTGGTTTTTCGTCTAGTGCAAGTCTTGAAACTGCCCGTTCGGCTTCAACTGCTTACACAGGAACAATTTCACACGAATTCATGGCTTTCTATCACCCATGGGTTCAAATCCCTAACGGCACAGCAACCGTGGACATTCCAGCAGAGGCTTATGTAGCCGCTGTTCGTTCACGCACACACAACGCTGTTGGTCCATGGAAGGCTTATGCAGGCGTTGCTTCTGAAGCGTCGTTCGTCTCGGGTCTTTCCCTTGTGGTGAGTCGCGCAGAAGCAGACCTGATGGACGCTTCTTATGTGAACCCATTGCGTTTGGTAAACGGTCGTGTTCGTATCTACGGTGCTCGTTCGCACTCAAGTAATACAACGCAGTGGCGTTTTATTACTGCACGCGACACGGTCAACTACATTACGACCGAAACAAGCAAGCGTCTTGAGGATCTTGTGTTCTCAACAATTGATGGTCGTAGCACACTTTTTGCGAACATCATCAACGCAGTTCAATCGGTTGTTGAACCAATTCGCATTAACGGTGGTTTCTACGAAGGCTTCGCAACAGACGGTCGCCGTATTGACTACGGTTACACAATCAAATGCGATTCTTCTATCAACCCAGTATCCAATCTTGAAG